CTAGGGTGTGGACACATTGTGGACACTCTGACCACCATTAGCACCCTTCAACGGGTTAAGCGAAATCGCGTCCTGCAGGTACTGAGGAGCGAAGTGCGCATAGACCATTGTCTGCGCAATTTTCGTATGACCTAAGATCCTCTGCAGTGTGATGATGTTGCCCCCGTTAATCATAAAGTGCGTCGCGAAAGAGTGTCGTAGCGCATGTGTTGCTTGTCCGGCCGGTAAGTCGGGCTTAACCTCTTTGAGGGTTCGCCTGAAGTCAGCATAACTGGCCTCAGGAAACAGAAAACCTCGTGTTTTGCCGACTACGTAAGCCGCAACGTCATCAGAGATCGGGACCGTGCGCGGTGTGTTGGTTTTCGTCTTAACGAAAGACACCCGGTTATGAATCACATTCTCCGCCTTCAATCGCGCAGCTTCTCCCCATCTTGCTCCGGTACTCAAACACAAAACCGCAATTTTACGATTATCACCTGAGAGCGCAGCAAGTAAGGCGTCAATTTCCTCAAGAGTGAGATAGCCCGTTTCGGCTGTCTGCTCTTTCAGTTTTTTGAATCCCCTGAATGGATGCTCACCGTTATACAGTTCTGACTCAATCAGGGTTGTGAACATCCCACCTAGCGTGATTAGGTCGCGGTTGATGGTAGTTGGCTTAATTCCTTCACCCCGACGTTGAGCACAATATTGCGTTATCAGGCTCTTGGTGATCTGGAAAGCGCACGGGTTTCCGGTCATCGTTTCGAAACGCTCAATTTTCCTGAGATACGATTGACCGTGCTCCTCATGTTTACCTTTCAGCTTCCACCATAACTCTTTCAGTTCCGACAATTGGCGTTTGTCCGTTGGTTTTGAAAGCCATTCCTTTGAGTGATGGTTATATTGAGTATGCTTTTCAAAAGCCATCGCCTCGCTTTTCTTGTCGAACTTCCGACGGATGCGTTTTCCGTTACGCCCGGTCGGTCTAATGTCCACTTCATATCGACCATCATCGAGCTTTTTAACAGACATAAAGCCTCCCGATGATGTTACTGCGTACTTCAATTTCCTGATTTAAATAGCAAAAACTCACTGTGCATTTACTGCACAAATAAGCGCCATAAATAGTTAGCCAGTTTTCTGGTCTGAGTGGGATGACGTTGTTGTCTGCTGCCCAAAGTGCGCGAGAGCCGGTGCAATCTGCCCAGCTTCGGGTGTTATTTGATCAGTCATAAACCACATGGTGTATTTCGTGAAGCGTGGGTGCTGGAGGATTTTCATGATTTGTTCGATTCCCGGCTTTTTGTCGCCGGCTTCATAACTACAAAAAGAACCGTAAACGATTCCAGTTAACTCACTGAATTGTCTCCTATTTAACCTTTCTGACTCTCTTATCAGCTTGATTTTTTCATGGATCTGTATTGACATAAAATCACCTATAGTTGAACATTATCACCTATCGTAGATTTATATAACCGATAGGTGAATCACCTTTTAGAGCAACTAAACCCTATTTAGAGCAATTAATCACACTAAAGGAGAATCGTAACAGATGAGTAACCAGCTTGTAAGCAGAACAGATGCGGTTCCATATCAGGAATTTGCCCGTCTTATTGGAAAAACTCCCGCAGCGGTTAAAGGGATGATTGAGAAGGGCAAGTTGCCTGTTGTTGAGATGACCGATCCGCAGTCAACGAGTGGGCGCGCAGGGGAATATTGGGTTTATCTGCCTGCCTGGAACAAGGGTATGAAGATGGCATATGACAGCCGCCCGAAGGAAATTCGTGATGGTTGGCTGATGTGGCTCGGATTAGGGGAGCCAGTATGAATAGTGAACCTCGCTGTATTGCACAGTTGCTTCGAAGAGAAAGCCCTAATCCTATCAACTTCACCATCACTCACGGTCGCGGCCGCAAGGGCATAATCATCCGAACCCGTAAGCCGGGCGTTATCGAGAAGGTTCGCCGTCTGGTCAAAAAGAGAGGACTGTGGTTATGACGGTAATGACACTGGACGTGATCCAGAAACAGCCAATAGCGCTTCGCGGTCTGGTCTGCAAGTATCTGGCTCAGCCTCGCTGGCAGGACACGTGCGATTTTTACAATCAGATGATGGAGCGGGAGCGTCTTACGGTTTGTTTCCATGCTCAATTAAAACAGCGTCACTCTGTGATGCGCTTAGAGGAAATGGCTGAAGCCGATCGTGAGCGTCTTGTTTGCGCGCTTGATGAATTGAGAAATGCATTCGCCCGGCACCGCCAACTTGGCGTGTCGAAAGCAACTTTCATCAGCCGCCTGACCGTTAGCCAAAGACGATCACTGTTTCTTCATGCGGGACTGACAGAGCAGGAATTTATGATGCCGCACTGGCGTTTGAATGAAGAGGGCTGTTATTGGCGCGACAAAATTTTCCGCGCTCTGCGAGAGCTGTTCAGCCTTTTTGAGTACGCACCAACTATTTTAACCTCGGTAAAACCTGAGCAGTATTTACATTAATTAATCTGGATTCGACTTATTACGCGCCTTACAGCGTGGGGACTCCTTTTGTCCGGAGATAGGCAAATGCAAAAACAAAATACAGCACAGCGGGGGATGTGTTCGGCACATCTGGCGCAGGCAGTAAGCGAGGCTCAGCGCGACACGGCGACCCGTTTCTCTTCTCAGTTTGACGGACTTATCGCGTACATCAGTAAGTCAGAACTTAATCGCACCGAGATTATCGAGTTATTAGGCCAGGAGTCGGAAAAGCTACACAACTCAATTTTCGGTAGAGCTGGCTAACCACTTTTAACAGGAAGCAAAAATGAGCATACGCATCGAGATTAATAACCAATACGTCATCACCAGTGATCGCTACCAATTCATTTTGCAGGAAAAAAAGACCGCTACATCCGGAAAGAATGAAGGTAAGGAATGGCTGGACGTTGTGGGTTACTACCCAACTATCCACAAGCTTATCTCAGGGCTGGTATTGCATGATCTTTTGACCAGCGATCTTACCGGCTTCTCAGTTCTGGAAGCTCGGATTGAACGCTTGGGGAAGCAATGTCTGGACGCTTTTAAATAATATGTCCAACGAACCTCGGGGGCGTGTTGCCCCCTCGCCACCACCACCATTTTTGAAGGGCACCAGTGATTCATTCGTTGGTGCTTATCCCTGGAATAACGTGACCAAAGAGGCTATTGGCCGCGACAGACCCCTTACACGTGCCGAACTCCGTCAGGTGCAAGGTGTTTTAAACCGAATTGACCGTCTGCCGTTTTTCCTGCAAACGCTGTTTACATCGCGTTATAACTTCATCCGCCGTAAAAAGAGCCCTTTAGGTGGGCTGTATTTCCTCAAAAACACGTTTGAGCGCAAGCTGCTGCCGCGTCTTGAGCGTGTTAATGAGCTGTGCGGGATGAATGAATCCGCCTCGATTGGGTTTCTGTCCGAGCGCGACCAGTATGCGCGCTTACCAGATATGAATGACAAAGAGCTCAGGAAGTTTGCGGCCAGAATTGCCTCTCAGCTCTGGAGCAAATACGAGGAGTTAAGCGACGCATGGGCGGAGGCTCACGGCGGGAAAGAGACACTTTTCACCGATGAAGCTCAGTCGCACCTATACGGGCAAGTGGCCGGTATTGCTCGCACATTTAACATCAACCCGATGTACTGGAAAAAATACCGTAAGGGTCAGATGACGATCCGCATGACATTTTCCGCTATTTCCCGACTGATTAAGGATGAGTGGTGGGTTAACCAGCTCAAGGCGCAGCGTATGCGCTGGTGCGAGGCGCTGCTCATCGCTGCCGGTGAGGTCAATAAAGACCGCTCACCTTACGCCAGCAAAAGGGCGATCCGCGATGTTCACGCGCGCCGCCTGGCTAATCTTGAATACCTCAAATCATGCGAGCTGGAAAACAAAGTCACCGGCGAACGTATCGACCTCATCAGTAAGGTCATGGGGAGTATCTCAAACCCTGAAATACGTCGTATGGAGCTGATGAATACCATCGCCGGGATTGAACGTTACGCGGCCAGCGTTGGTGATGTGGGAATGTTTATCACGCTGACCACGCCGTCGAAGTATCACCCGACTCGTCAGGTCGGCAAAGGTGAAAGCAAAACGGTACAGCTCAATCACGGCTGGAACGAAACCGCATTCACGCCCAAAGACGGCCAGCGCTATCTTTGCCGAATCTGGAGCCTCATGCGCACTGCGTTCAAAGATAACGATTTAGAAGTTTACGGGATGCGTGTTGTCGAGCCGCACCACGACGGCACGCCACACTGGCACATGATGCTTTTTTGCAAACCCGGTCAACGTAAAGCCATTAACGAAATTATGCGTCGTTATGCCCTTAAAGAGGACGGGCACGAAAAGGGCGCGGCAAAACAGCGCTTTGAGTCCCGTCATCTTAATCAGGGCGGTGCGGCGGGTTACATCGCTAAATACATTGCCAAAAATATCGACGGCTATGCGCTCGATGGCCAGCTCGACCACGACACCGGCAAGCCGCTGAAAGACACGGCCGCAGCCGTTACCGCATGGGCGTCTACATGGCGCATCCCTCAGTTTAAACCGATTGGCCTTCCGACAATGGGCGCTTACCGCGAACTGCGCAAGCTGCCGCGCGGCGTGAGTATCGCCAGCGAGTTTGACGACCGTGTCGAGGCTGCGCGAGCGGCTGCAGATAAGGGCGATTTTGACCTGTATATCATCGCGCAGGGCGGGGCAAATATGCCGCGTGATGCTCAGGCCGTCAGGGTCGCCCGAAAGCTGACGGATGAGGTCAACGAATACGAGGAGGATATCGAGAGAGTTATCGGGATTTATGCCCCTCACCTCGGGGCTCACCGTGTCCATGTAACCCGTACAGCCGAATGGCGCATTGTTCCAAAGGTTTTGGCCGTTGAGCCTTTGACCTTAAAAAGCGGCTCTGCCGCGCCTCGGAGTCCTGTCAATAACTATGGAAAGCTTACCGACGGTGATGATCCAGTAATGACCCCCACACCGTCTGAGCAAGCCGCAGCGGTGTTAAATCTGATTAACAGCGGGGTAATCGGCTGGAATGAGCCAGACGTCGTGAAGGTGCTTAACGGCGCGTTAAAAGCCGGTGCACAACGTAAACATCGCCAGCAAAAATGTAATTTGCCACTCAAAAACAGCGAAAAAGCGCCATCAGCAAGGATGACTAAATATGAAAGGGAGCGTGTTGTGAAAATCCGTGTAGAATTGGCCCAAGAAGGGCTTCATCCTGAACGATGGGAACTAGATGTGCTTACACGCGGTGCAACAGTCTTTTACGGTGAAAAAAAATACAAGTTTCCAGTTGCTGGAACTTAGTCAGTTAGAAAATTATCACCTATGTTATCAAATAAAAGCTAGTCAATATCAAATCAGGCACTTGGCTTTTCGCCAAAATACCTGATTTGCATTACGTAACAACCAATAAGGTTACCTTTTATAATTTCTAATTCATTGTGGACAGGACCAAATGTTTAATGCGATTTCTTTATACACTGTCCCTCTTTCGGTTATTGTGTCAGCTTTAAACTCTTGGCATTCCTTGAAGGCTATATTAGGGTTGTCAGCTAAAAATCTTGTTAATTCAGGGTTGTTTTGATAGAACCCCGGACACAAGGTTTGGCAAAGAATATTCTCTCCACTGTAGACAGTCTGTTTTGCTGAGTATAAATTATCACTTAAAGATCTATTTCTTGAACGAGGCAATAATATTAAGCCGCCGATGAGGTTTCGTTTAATGTTATATTCAGCGTCTGAGGCGAAACCTAATGCTGTTGAAGGCATTACAGTGTTATCAACTACACTACGGAGAATATGCTCTATATCGAATGTTTTCATTCCTTTGTCACGCTGCATATAAGTATCAAACCCAACTTTATTTGTAATGTTGAGTTGATTCTCAATATGAGAGGCGATGCGAGCTAACATATAGAGCATGTCTGACCTAGATTTGTTTTCATAGGTCATTTCTGGAATTTTATCCAACAAGGTATAGTGTTTGTTCCATTCGCTTTGAATATAATTTAGCAAAGTAGGGTAGTCTTTACCTCTAACTTCTTTTGCTAAATTAAAGGCAATGTCTTTTAAGTTGTCATAAGTGTTTGCCTTTTTAGTAACAATTCGACTTGTTAATATAAGGTCAATGTATTTTGATATTAATTGTATTTTCTTTTTGCGGATGTCTCTGGTATCAGTCAACTCAACAGAAGATAGTATTATCATCGTTTGGAAATTGAACTTTCTGATGCCATTATAGAAGACATCAGGATAGTCTTGGGTTAATTTCTTCTCTGCATTCGCGAGCATAAGACACAACTCAGCATATTCTGGTATGTCTTTTTTTGCAAAGTTATAAAAATCATCTGAGTTGTTTAGCCCAATTTCATTAGTTTTATCTTCGAACCACCGATGGTAAGCATCATTAATTTTATCGAAATCTCCAGCTTCATCGCCTTTATTTTTTCCTCTAATGGTATTTGCCCATTTAGCACGCAATAAGTTTCTTATAAATAAAGAATCACCTTCAGGATCGTTATCTCTCAATCTCGACATTGTTTTAACCCATTCCTGGTGGCATTCTTGGCTATCCTCAGGGTCCGTTATTCTAGATAAAATATAACCCTTGAGAAGTTCAATTGCACCAAGTCTCAACCCTCGGTCATTCATAGTTACAAACACTCTATGTGCCTCGGATTCACTTGATACAGAAATGTCAATAAGTAGAACCTTTTCCATGAGATAGTCGATGAAGAAAGATATTTTATCTTTAATTGTAGGATCTAAAGCATCCTCAATTGATTTCATCGCTTCAATTATTCTTCGATCGCTATCATTAAGTCTTGGGATGCTATCTACATCATCCAATGCTTCAGGAAGACTTTTTTGATCGTTAGTATACTTGGTAAATATCTCTTTACGAACTTCAGAAAATTCAATATTAAAATCACGCTCTCCATAAGAAACACTACCAATAAAATTCTCTAAGGCTAATGTGTCTTGAATACCATTGTCTTTGATATATCTTTCAAAAAAGACAAGCATGATAAACATAGAAGTTATACGTTGTTGTCCATCAATTAAAGGACGTTTGCCATTGGTTTCAATTGCGGTGATAATTGAGCCCAGAAAATAAGGCGCATAAGATGAAACATCGCGCCGGCCATGAGCAGGATCATAAGCTAGCATAAAGGCGTTTTGTATATCGTTTAACATTTCAAGAAAATGTCTACTTTCCCATTTATAATCTCTTTGAAAATAAGGTAGGGAATATTTACTTTGAAAGCAGGTTTTAAGGCTTAGAGTCGATGGTGTTATGTACGCCATTAGTATGTCCCTTTTGGTATTATTTGATATGAAAGCATTTTGAAACCAGTGAGCTAGCCTTGCATTATACTGCATCAAACTGCATTCAATTTCCATGTAATAGAATCAAGAATTGATACATATGGGAAGGGCTGTCGAATGGGTCATACATGTGCATTAAAAGAGACTTCTTAAGCGGGCAGGCGAGGCGGGGATAGCACTGCGCGCCAGACGTGGTGACAGGATTTATTTTGCGCGTCTGTGCGCGTCGTGATGTGGTGCTGTGATGTGAAGTCGATCAAGGTGATGTCGGGGCGCTTGCGTCGTATGTGCAGCGTCTGACGTGCTTTGAGGGTTTGCCGCCCGGAGGCGGCATTTTGGGCGGGGTTAGTCGGTCTCGATGCTGTAATCCTTAAAGCGGATCACCTCCATCCCGAGCCAGTCGTTTATCTCTTTGAAACGCTCCTGCAGCGGCGTTAGCTCGTTACGCACAAACACCCGCGCCACCTTCTCGATATCCCCCATTGAGCCGATATTTTCAGGCTTGCCGCCCATGAGCTGGAACGGCACGCGGTGCGCATCGAGCAGGTCGGCGGCGCTCACCTTCTTGATGTTAAAAAAATCATCCTTCGTGGCGACTTCACTCAGCGGCACGATCTTAATGCCGTCCGGTTTCCCGTTCGGGGCGTAGAAAAACAGGTTTTTAAAATTCCCGAGCCCTTTCGAGTCGCGCATCGCGGAGCGCAGCGCCTCGACGTCGGTGCTGCTTTGCGCCGCGTCGGTCACGTACATGATGTAACCCGCGTGCGCGCCGTTCTGGTAATACTTGCGACGAAACAGCGTGGCGGATTCATTCAGCCAGGCGGAATTGAGCGCGCTCAGGTATTCCGGCATCCCGTAGAGCTCCTGATTGATATCGGGCTCAAGCAGATGGCACACCGAACCGGGGGCGAACTGATGCGGGTGCGTATAGTCCGACACGTACCAGTAAACGCCATCCTCCACTCCACGGCGTGTGTATTTGGCCGGTGAGGTTTCAAGCTTCATGAGCTGGCCGGTCACGCTCATACGCTTTTCAAGGTAGCCGTTGGCAAACACCAGATAATCGAGCACGAGGCGGCTAAAGTCCTGACGCGACAGCAACGGGTGCGGGATAAACGTGCTGGTCAGAATGTTGCGTTTGACGTAAATCGGGGAGCTGTGGTGCACGGCGGCGCGCAGGCTTTTTGCCAGTCCCGAGAAGTTGACCGGCGGCTCGTACCATTTGCCGTTGTTGATGCATTCGACATAATCGAGAATGTCGCGGCGATCCAGAACGGGGGAGGGCTCACCAAAGGTGAACGCCTCTATTTTCTGCGACGCGCTGGCGGTCATGTTGGTCTGTTTTGGCTGTTTCTTTTGGCGCTTTTTCATCTTAGTTAATATCCAGAATTGAGCTTGATTGCATACCGCTTCCGGCGGAAAGCGGCTCGTTTAACAGTGCGTGCATGGTCGCCCACGCGATATCCGCGTGGCTGGCTTCCTCGCTGCGGCTGGCTTCATAGGTCGCGCTGCGGCCGCTGCTGGTCATGGTTTTGCGGATAGCCATAAATGACTGAGTGATGTCGGTCGCACCGGCGTCATATTCCAGACATCCGCGCCTGATGGTGTCTTTTGCTTTCAGCACCATTGCGGTTTTCATTTCCGGCGTGTAGCGGATGGCGCGCGCCGCGGGGAAGAATGAGCGCACGAGCTGGTAAACACCCTGGCCGATGCCGGTCGCATCGATGCCGATATAGTCAACGGTGTATTTCTCGGTCAGCGCCCGGATGGCCTCGGCTTGTGCGGCAAAGTCCATACCTTTCCACTGGTGACGCTCAAGGATGCGGAACTTGCCACCGGCAACCAGCGGCGGAGCCAGTACCGCACAGCCTGCGCTGTCGCCGGTGTGTGACGGGTCATAGCCAATCCAGACAGGACGCCAGTTAAACGGACGGTCGGCGAACGGCTCGAAGTCCTCCCATTCTTCCATCGCATCGACCATGCAGCGCTGCAGCTCCTCGAACGGGAATACCGACGCCTTATCGTCGACGAACTCGCACATAAACAGGTTACGGAAGTCATCCGCGCTGTTTTCCTGCTTAAGATGGTCGAGGTTAAACAGGGTACAGCCACCGGCAAGCGCGTCCTCAATGGTGACAATCTGCCGCCACTGTCCATCACCGCACAGCACGCCACCGGCGAGCGCCTGATGACTGATATCAATGTCGACACGTTCGTCGCGGTTGCTGCGGCCACGGTTAAACAGCTCGCCTGACCAGAACGGGTACGCGCCGTGCGCCAGCGTCGACGGCGTCGAAAAATAGGTGGTGCGCAGGTGCGACTGCGAGGCCATGCCCGAGGCGACTTTGCGCAGCTTCTGAAAATTGGGGATCCAGAAAATTTCATCGACATACAGGTCGCCGTTGTGGCTCTGCGCGGTGTTGGAATTGGTCCCGAGAAAAATCAGCTCAGCGCCATTGTTGCCGATGACGATCGGGTCGCCTGACAGGTCGACGTCAACCAGACGGGCAAAGGCGATGATGTACTTACGGAAAACGTAAGCCTGCGTTTTACTGGCCGACAAAAATATCTGGTTTTGCCCGGTTTTGAGCGCGCGCAGGAGGGACTCGCGCGCAAAGTAGAATGTCGCGCCAATCTGTCGCGATTTCAGGATGTGGCGGATGCGGTGCTCTAACCCCGCTTTATGCCAGCGGAGCTGATAGTCAAACGACTGGTCGAAGAAAATCTCCTCCAGTTTCTCTATGGCCTCCTCGCTGAAATAATTTCGTTTCGGCTTTTTGCGATCCCCTTTGTTGCGGCTGGCGATATTGGGGTTTAAATCCACCTCGTTTCCGGTCTGGCCGTAGCGGTTAACGCGCGCGAGCCGCTCCATCTGGCGCGACAGAAAATCAGCGACTTTGAAGTCATGCGCGGTCAGGTCTGGCTTTGCGTAGAGCTGGATAAGTCGCGCCTCTAGCGTCGATTCCACGCGGTTAATCGGCGCGGTTTCTTCCCATCCATCACGCTGTTTCCAGCTCTGCACGGTCGGGCGCTTGAGCTGCAGCATGTCGCTGATTTGCGGCACGGCGAACCCCTGCCAGTACAACAGCCGCGCCTGTCGTCGCGGGTCATTTAACAGAGAAAGGTCAGTTGAAATGGTCATGCTTGCCTCGTTTTTGGTATGACGTGGCAAGGCTAAGGAAATGGGGAACTATTCGCGCTAAGTGCCTGTTGTGTCAGATCTAATCAGATCGTAAGCGGTGGCTGATACGGGGCAGAGTCGGGAAACTAAACCCGACCCGAAAACCCAACATCAGGACACCTGAACAATGGCAAAGAAAGTTTCTAAATGGTTTCGCATCGGCGTCGAGGGTGACACCTGCGATGGCCGCGTCATTAGCGGCGATGACATTCAGGATATGGCCGACACGTTCGACCCCCGCGTCTACGGCTGCCGCATTAACCTCGAACATATCCGGGGGCTGATGCCTGACAGTCCGTTTAAACGCTATGGCGATGTAACCGAGCTTAAGGCGGAGATTATCGGTGATGACTCTGTCCTCAACGGCAAAAAGGCGCTGTTTGCCAAAATTGCCCCGCTTGACGAGCTGGTCAGCATGGTGCGTGCCGGGCAGAAGGTTTACACCTCCATGGAGATCCGCCCGAACTTCTCGAACAGCGGCAAGTGCTACCTCATCGGGCTGGCCGTCACCGATGACCCGGCAAGCCTCGGCACGGAATACCTCGAATTCTGCAGCCGCGCCGCGCAGAACCCGCTCGCCGGTAAAAAAGACCAGCCGGACGACGTTTTCTCTGTGGCCTCACTGGCTGCGCTGGAGTTTGAGGACGTTCCCGACACCATGTTCAACAACCTGACCGATAAGGTTAAAGCCATTTTTGGCCGTAAGCAGGTCAGCGATGACGCCCGTTTCGCCGATGTACATGAGGCGGTGACCACAGTTACCGAGCAGGTACAAACCAATCTCAACGCCACCGACCAGCGCGTCACCGAGCTGGAGACCGCTTTTGCGCTGCTTAAGCAGGACGTGACCAGCAAAGTTGATGAAAACGCGCAGGCGTTTACCTCCCTGAAAAGCTCCCTCGATAACACCGAAAGCCAGAGCCAGCCGCGCCGCGAGCTTTCAAAAGGCGGCATGGGCGACGAGCTGCTGACCAACTGCTGATAACGCGCCGGGCGCGTTGCCCGGCCTGAACCCTTTTACCCGAACAGGAAAAACCATGCGTAAAGATACCCGCTTCAAATTTAATGCCTACCTGTCCCGCGTCGCGGAGCTGAACGGTATTTCCACCGATGATGTGGCGAAGAAATTCACAGTCGAGCCGTCGGTCACGCAAACCCTGATGACCACCCTGCAGATGTCATCCGCGTTTCTGACCAAAATCAACATCGTGCCGGTCGACGAGCTGAAAGGCGAAAAAGTCGGCGTCGGCGTTAACGGTACGATTGCGAGCACCGCCGACACCGCCGGTGATGATGAGCGTAAAACCGCTGATTTCACCGCGCTGGAGTCATTCAAATACGAGTGTGACCAGATTAACTTCGACTTCCATATCCGCTACAAACAACTCGACCTGTGGGCGCGATTCCAGGACTTCCAGACCCGTATCCGTGACGCCATCATCAAACGTCAGTCGCTGGATTTCATCATGGCTGGTTTCAACGGCATCGAGCGCGCTGCTACCTCCGACCGCAAAAAAAATCCACTGCTGCAGGACGTCGCCATCGGCTGGCTGCAGAAATACCGCAATCAGGCACCCGCGCGCGTGATGTCCAAAATCACCGACGAGGACGGCAAGGTCATTTCCGAGGTGATCCGCGTGGGTAAAAACGGCGACTATGCGAACCTCGATGCGCTGGTCATGGATGCCACCGGCAACCTGATTGACGAGATTTATCAGGATGACCCGGAGCTGGTTGTCATCACCGGCCGTAAGCTGATGGCAGATAAATATTTCCCTATCGTCAACAAAGAGCAGGAAAACACCGAGTCGCTGGCCGCTGACATCATCATCAGCCAGAAACGTATCGGCAACCTGCCAGCCGTGCGCGTGCCTTACTTCCCGGCAAATGCCCTGATGGTGACGCGTCTCGACAACCTGTCTGTCTACTTCATGGATGACGCGCACCGTCGCAGCATCATCGAGAACCCGAAGAAAGACCGCATCGAAAACTACGAGTCAATGAATGTTGACTATGTGGTCGAGGCTTACGCCGCAGGTTGCCTGATTGAAAACATCAAGCTCGGTGACTTCACCGCACCTGCAGCACCGGAAAGCGGAGAGTAAGCCATGACGAGTCCCGCAGCGCGTCACATGATGCGGGTCTCGGCCTCTGAAACTGCGCAGCGGGCTGCCGTCCCGCTGCGCAATGCAACTGCCTATGAGCAGATGCTCGTTAAGCTGGCCGCAGACAACCGCACGCTGAAACAAATCCGATCCAATGAGCGCAAGGCAGACAAAAAGCGCGAACTACTGCCGTTCTATCTGCCGTGGGTCGCTGGCGTCCTCGAAAACGGCAAAGGCGCGCAGGATGACATCGTCATGACGGTGATGCTCTGGCGTCTCGATGCTGACGATATCGCCGGGGCGCTGGAAATTGCCCGTTATGCCATGACCTACGGCCTGACCATGCCGACCGGTCGACGTCCGACGCCTTACCTTCTGGCCGAAGAGGTGGCACTGGCCGCGCAACGCCTGCTTGCTGCTAAACAGCCGGTCGAACTGGCGAACCTGCTCGACACCCTCGCGCTGACCGAGCGCGCGGATATGCCCGACATCGTGCGCGCGAAGCTGCACAAAATCACCGGCTACGTGCTGCGTGATGCGGAGCAACTGCCGGAGGCGCTGGCGCACCTGCAGCGTGCGATCCAGTTAGAGAGCACCATCGGCGTACGAAAAGACATTGAGCAGTTAGAGCGTCAGCTCAGGCCAAAGCCTGAACCGGCAGCGAAAACGAAAACGACTCAACCGCGCACGCGCAAAGTCGCCGCTAAACCGGCGGCACGGCGCGGGCGTCCACCAAAGGCGGCAAAAGCCGCAGGTTAAACGAGCGCTCCCCGAGCCGGGCGGCACGCCGGTCAATGCGGGTATCAATTGCCCTGACTGCGACCGGCGTCCACCGCCCACCCATTACCCGAGGTTGTCATGACGACGCTGATTATTGAGCCAAAAAAAGAGCCGCAGGATGTGCTGGGCGTGGTGATACCGCCACCGGGCGTGAGCGAGCCGGTAATCAAAAACACCCCGTTTTTTCCTGACGTTGATCCGAAGCGCGTGCGGGAAGAAATGCGACTGGAGCAGACCGTTTCCCCCGTTCGCCTGCGCCGGGCGATTAAGACCGCGATCGCGGAGACTAACGCGGAGCTGAGCGACTGGCGCGAAATTCAGCTCAATGCCGGTTACGCCACGCTGGCGGATGTCCCGACCGACAAGCTCGACGGCGAGAGCGTGCGCGTTTTCCACTACTTCAACGCCGTGTGCTCGATGACGACGGCCACGCTTTATGAACGTTTTCGCGGCGTGGATGCGACCGCCAAAGGCGACAAAAAAGCCGACAGCATCGACAGCACTATCGATGAAATGTGGCGGGATATGCGCTGGTCTGTGGCGCGCATCCAGGACAAAGCGCGCTGCATTGTGGGGCAAATCTGATGAAAGCGTATGCGCTGCAGGGCGACACCCTCGACGCGATTTGCGCCCGGTACTACGGGCGCACTGAGGGCGTGGTCGAAACCGTCTTAGAGGCAAATCCCGGTCTGTCTGAGCTCGGCGTTATCCTGCCGCACGGCACGGCAGTAGAGCTGCCCGAGACCGAGAGCGCGGCCAGAACAGAAACGGTGAATCTATGGGACTGAGTATGGAAAAAATCACCACGTTTATCGCCTACTGGCTGGCCGTGGGGCTGGCATATGTCGGGGCAATGTCCCCCGAAAAGATGGCGCTTTACGTGGGCGGCGGATGCGCCATTTTTACCGCGCTGACGAACTACTGGTTTAAGCGCAAGACGTACCTCTATCTGACATCGCTCGGACTCGATAAAGGGGCTATTCGTGAAATCAATTGTTAAAAAATGCAGTGTGGCCGCCGTGCTGGCGCTGGCAGCGCTGATGCCTGACTTTCGTCTGCTTAACACCTCGCCCGGGGGGCTGGCGCTGATTGCCGACCTCGAAGGTTGTCGCCTGACGCCTTACCAGTGCAGCGCGGGAGTGTGGACGTCGGGCATCGGCCACACTGCAGGCGTCGTGCCGAAGGGAGAAATCACCGAGCGTCAGGCGGCGGCGAACCTTGTCGCGGATGTGCTGAACGTCGAGAAACGTCTGGCCGTATGCGCGCCGGTGAAAATGCCGCAGCACGTTTACGACGCGCTGGTCAGTTTCTCATTCAACGTGGGAACCGGCGCGGCCTGCCGGTCGACGCTGGTCTCGTTTATCAAACGCCAGCAATGGCCGCAGGCGTGCGACCAGCTCACCCGCTGGGTTTACGTGAATGGCGAAATTAACAAGGGGCTGGAAAACCGCCGCGCGCGCGAGCGTGCCTACTGTCTCAGGGGGATTCAATGAAAGTGATGTTGTTTTTACTGGCCGCGCTGATGGCGGTTGTGCTCTGGCTGCGTCATGAAAACGGCAACCTGACGCGCTCTTTTGAACGGGCAAACAGGGTCGCGACGGAACAAAAAAACGTGATCGGGATGCTGGAAAATCAGCTTTCCGTATCGAGACGAATCGCCAGGACAAACGAAACCGCGCAGGTCAGTTTACGCGGCGAACTGCTGGCCGCCGGTGCGATGGCCGTGCGGCGTGAAGAAACCATTACGAGGCTGATTAATGAGAATGAAACGTTACGCCGCTGGTACAGCGCTGAGCTGCCTGATGTTGTGCGTCGGCTGCACACCCGCGCCGCCTGTGCCTCCGCCGGTCATTGTTTACAGCGCCTGCCCGAAAGTGAGCTATTGCCCGATGCCGGGAAGCGACCCGGCCACTAATGGCGACCTGAGCGCAGATATTCGCAGGCTTGAGCACGCGCTCGCCGCCTGCGCGCTACAGGTTGAAACCGTCAAAGACTGTCAGGATAAACTCGATGAAGAAAGCACGCAGCCTGCGCGAAGCGCTGATTAAAGCCGTTCCACAACTGGAAACAAACCCCGAAATGATGCGCATTTTTGCCGATGAGGGAAATATCGACGCGCGGCTCGCGGCCTCGCTGTCGCACGAGAAAATTTATACCCTGAATGTGATCGTGTGTGACTTTGTCGGTGACCCTGACCTGATTTTCGTGCCGGTGGCCGCATGGCTCAGGGAAAACCAGCCGGATATCAGCACGCTTGATGACGGCCGCAAAAAGGGCTACCGTTTCCAGATGGATTTGAACGACGGGGACAGCGTCGATATCAGCATCAGCCTGCAGCTCACCGAGCGCACCCTCATCAAAGAGGAAAACGGCGCGCTGCACGTAAGCTATGCCCCTGAGCCTCCGCTGCCGGAGCCCGTCACCCGGCCTAAAGAACTCTATATCAACGGCGAACTGGTGAGCAAATGGGATGAGTGAATTTAAGCCCTTTGAAGACAGGCTCAATGGTCTGATTGCTGCCCTGTCACCGGCATCGCGCAGGAAGCTGGCCGGGGAGATTGCAAAGGAGCTGCGCAAGTCGCAACAGCAACGTATCAAACAGCAAAAAGCCCCGGACGGCTCACCGTATCAGGCGCGAAAGCGTCAGCCTCTCAGGGCTAAGACCGGGCGGATTAAACGGGCGATGTTTCAGAAGCTCCGCACAAGCCGGTACATGAAAGCCACTGGCCGCGAAAGCAGCGCCGTGGTGGAGTTTATCGGCAAAGTGCAGCGTATCGCGCGTGTCCATCAGTACGGCCTCAAAGATCGGCCAAATGCGCACGCGCAGGACGTGCAGTACGCAGAGCGCCAGCTACTCGGACTCAGCATGGCGGATAAAAAAATAGTCGATGTATTGGTGTTAAAATATTTTGAATAAGTTTGCAATGATTATCCGGGCTAAAGTTGAATTGCTGCCCGGATAATAAATAGGTGAAAAGTGAGGTGGTGAAAATGCTACCTTTTTTTTCGTAATTTACGATTTTGATATGAAAGTTTTATATTGCTACCGATAGTTAATAATCTACCAAGGATTTTATATGTAAACCAATTGATATGTTCTGCCTCAAAAGTATCTTTGAACCTGTGATGGTAGTTTCTCTCTCTAACACTTTCAGCATCTATCACTTCTACTTTAGTACATTTCAGATGTCCATTAATTGCTTGCTCAAGCAGGAAATTTTCCAAGTTCTCACGTGTTGAAATTGCTTCTGATGTAAGTTCGATGTTTCCAAATCTAGGGTAGTGGGTGTCTGACGAGTAGACAGGTGTCGAATTGATATATCCATCCTCGGTGGTTAACTTTACTAAATATTTGAATTCGTTTCCGTAATGACCTATTTTCTCATGTGGGTACATTGGCTGTATACAGATGGTTAAATGATTGCGAAAGAAATCGAAAACCGGATCCCATCGTTTAATGCGTTTTTTGACTACATATTTTCCTTGGGAAGTGGAAAGTACAATATTTATTTTTGAATTTCTGGAGGTAAGGAGTTTATTTAATTTTACCCTAACCATGTTTGAACAGTAGAGATCAACGGGGTCATAATTGTATGTGAAGGATTCGTATGATTTTAGAATTTTGGGGTCGCCTTCAAAATCATTCATCTCAATGTAATAGTTGTGGCCTATTTTTATAAATATTTTAAATATGATTACTGACCTATCCTTGAAATTTTCAAGGGTTATGCTTCCTACGTATTTATCTTCCGCGTAAATGGTTGAATGTATGTTGAATTGCCCTCTAATGTACATTCCGGATTTTCGTCTGTAATTCCTTACTGCAAAATAAAGTGCGAATAATCCAATGAAAGGGGCAAGTTCTTTAAGGTTTAATGTTAACTCCAAAGAATTTCTCTCCATGAATGTTAGTAGCAGTTAGAGATTTGAGGTTGCTAGTTGATGGATGTGAAACATTATGTCATCAGAGAGCTACGCTGACCACTGGTAGATAAATTAATTTATATCAGCCAATGAATTGGATAAACATAAATTTTGAGGTAAACAGTGAATAGTGCTGAGTCAAAATTCTTTTCCTGCGTACATGAATTCATGAGCGTTGTAACAGACACCACAAAACACCGTTAAATTGCCGCTGGCCCCGCCCGGCGGCATCCTTTCCCCATGAATAATCTAAATTCTCTGCAGGAAATCGCACGCGCGATCCGCAACCTTATCCGCACCGGCATCGTGACCGACGTCGACCACGACGAGGGGCTTTGTCGTGTCCAGACCGGCGGCATGGAAACAACCTGGCTGAACTGGCTTACCTGTCGCGCCGGTCGCTCGCGCGTATGGTGGGCTCCGTCCGTTGGTGAGCAGGTGCTTTTACTGGCTGTCGGCGGCGAACTCGACACCGCGTTTGTGCTGCCCGGTATTTTCTCGGATGACCATCCCGCACCGTCTGCCTCCCCTGATGCGCTTCATGTGTCTTTTCCTGACGGGGCGGTTATCGAGTACGAACCCGAAAACGGCGCGCTCACCGTGTCAGGTATCAAAACCGCAGACGTCACCGCGTCGGACTCCATTACGGCCACCGTGCCGGAGGTGCTGGTGAAAGCGTCGAGCCGCATCACGCTCGACACGCCGGAGGTGGTTTGCACCAACAAGCTGACGACCGGCACGCTCGAAGTGAAGAAAGGCGGCACCATGCGCGGGAACATCGAGCACACCGGCGGGACACTGAAATCAAACGGCGTGCAGGTGGATAACCACGCGCACGGCAACGTACAGAGCGGCGGAAGCTGGACTAAGGGGACGCAATGACGGTGCGTTATCTGGGAATGAACAGCCAGACCGGCCTCAGTATCTCTGAGGTTGAGCATATCCGGCAAAGCGTGCGCGACATTCTGGTCACGCCGGTTGGCTCGCGCGTCATGCGCCGTGAATACGGCTCGCTTCTGTCGCAGGTGATTGACCAGCCGCAAACCCCGGCGCTGCGCCTGCAGATTATGGCCGCGTGCTATTCCGCGATCCAGAAGTGGGAGCCCCGCGTAAATCTCACGACCATCACCTTTGAACGGTCGGAGACCGACGGCGGGCTGTATGTCGACATCACCGGCACCCGCTCCACCGGCGGCCAGCCTTTTTTACTCACCATTCCACTGAGTTAAACGCTATGGCAATTGTTGACCTTAACCAGCTCGCCGCGCCTGACGTCGTGGAAGAACTGGACTATGAAACCATCCTGAGCGAGCGAAAGGCGACGCTCGTTTCGCTGTACCCGGAAGACCAGCAGGACGCGATCGCGCGCACGCTGTCGCTTGAGTCCGAGCCGCTGGTGAAGCTGCTGCAGGAAAACGCCTACCGGGAAGTTATCTGGCGACAGCGCGTCAACGAGGCCGCGCGTGCGGTCATGCTGGCCTACGCCACCGGCGCAGACCTCGACCAGATAGGCGGAAATTACAACGTTGAGCGCCTTGTCATCACCCCTGCAGAAGACACGACGTTACCGCCGACGCCTGCCGTGATGGAGTCGGACACCGACTACCGTCTGCGCATTCAGCAGGCCTTTGAGGGGCTGAGTACCGCAGGCTCTACCGGCTCCTATCAGTTTCACGGTCGCAGCGCTGACGGGCGGGTCGCTGATATTTCGGTCATCAGTCCCGCGCCTGCGTGTGTCACGGTCACGGTGCTGTCACGCGAAAATAACGGCGTGGCATCTGACGAGCTGCTCGCCATCGTGCGCACCGCGCTGAACGATGAGGACGTCAGGCCGGTCGCAGACCGCGTGACCGTGCTGTCGGCAAACATTGTCGACTATAAAATCACCGCATCGCTTTATCTTTACCCCGGTCCTGAAAGCGAACCGGTGCTCAGTGCGGCGAAAGCAAAGCTGCAGGCGTATATCACCGCGCAGCACCGCCTCGGGCGCGATATCCGCAAATCAGCGATTTATGCCGCGCTCCATGTCGAAGGCGTGCAGCGTGTCGAGCTGGCCGAACCGGTGGCCGACATAGTGCTCGATGACACGCAGGCGTCATGGTGCAGTGAGTACGGCGTGACGATCGGGGGCAACGATGAATGATACCCGCCTGCTGCCGGTGGGCTCGTCACCGCTTGAGGTGGCGGCGGCGCGCGCCTGCGCTGAGATTGAAAATACCCCCGTTCCGCTGCGTCGCCTCTGGAGTCCTGACGACTGCCCGGCAAACCTGCTGCCGTGGCTGGCGTGGGCGTTTTCCGTTGACCGCTGGGATGAGAACTGGCCGGAGGCCACAAAGCGGGATGTGATCCGCGCGGCGTGGTTTATCCATGCGCACAAAGGAACGATTGGGGCAGTGCGCCGCGTGGTGGAGCCCCTCGGCTACCTGATTAACGCTTCCGAGTGGTGGGAAACTAACGACCCGCCCGGCACGTTTCGCCTCGATATCGGTGTGTTAGAGACCGGCATCACCGAGGAAATGTACTACGAGATGGAGCGGCTCATTGCCGATGTAAAGCCAGCCAGTCGCCATCTTATCGGCCTCAACATTATTCAGGACGTGCCGGGTTATCTGTACACCGGCGCGCTGACGTATGACGGCGACACCATCACGGTTTACCCGGATAAGTGAGAACACCATGACAGTAAAATATAAAACGGTCATCACCAAAGCCGGTGCGATTAAGCTTGCTGCAGCGACCGTCCCGAACGGGAAAAAAGTGATTTTTACGGCGATGGCCATCGGTGACGGTGGCGGCACATTGCCAGTGCCTGATGCCAGCCAGACAAAGCTCGTCAATGAAGTCTGGCGGCATACGCTGAACAAAATCAGCCAGGACAACAAGAATCAAAATTATGTGATCGCCGAGCTGCTCATCCCGCCAGAAACCGGCGGTTTCTGGATGCGCGAAATGGGTCTATATGACGACACCGGCACGCTGATTGCCGTCGGCAACATGGCGGAAAGCTACAAGCCGGAGCTGGCTGAGGGATCAGGCCGCGCGCAGACCGTGCGTATGGTCATCATGGTAAGCGACATCGAGTCAGTCGAGCTGACGATTGACACCTCAACGGTGATGGCAACGCAGGACTATGTCGACGACAGGCTCGCGGAGCATGAGCAGTCCCGCCGTCATCCTGACGCCACACTGACCGAAAAGGGTTTCACGCAGCTCAGCAGTGATACCGACAGCACCTCTGAGACGCTCGCAGCGACGCCGAAAGCGATCAAGGCCGCGTATGACCTTGCTAATGGTAAATATACGGCTCAGGACGCGACCACGGCGCAAAAGGGTATCGTCCAGCTCAGTAGCGCCACCGACAGCACGTCTGAGACGCTCGCAGCCACACCAAAGGCCGTGAAGACCGTCAATGATGACGTGACAAAGCTCAAAAAAAGCCTTGGTACCGCCGCAGGTAAAAATGTACAGGAGAGCCGCGACGACATTACGCCGGGGCGCGTGCTGGTTAACGGTGGTGCGCTCGCGATTCGGTCTGTTGCAGCAAGAGCAGGCACAGCTCTTGCTGATGCCAGCGCCCTCCCGGCTAACTCTGTGAGCTTCTGTTATGCCGATGCAGCATTTTCACCGGGTTATGAGGCGACGATTCTTGATGTGGGTGGGCTCGATGGCGATGGCTATCGTGTGCAATATGCCGCGTCTTATTCCGATGGCGGGAAACGGCTTAAATTCCGTACGCTGAATGCAGATAATGGCTACTGGGGAAGCTGGACGAGTGTCTTAACGAATTACGGCGGAAGTGTTGAATATTTAGATAATGCAAATTACTACAGCTGCAAGTCAGATTACTGGATGGGAGGCGGCGGTTTTGCACATCAGTACACTAACAGAACTGCACCGTTCTATGTTCCGGGTTTTACCGCGCCAGCAGGTGTTTCGAATTATTTTCCACTTATTAAAGGGTCTACGACAATAGCGGGACAAGGTTGGGGCTCTGCCGTTAGTTTTGGAATACTGCGCAGCGGCAGTAACGATTTTGGCTCGGCAGTGATCCATATCATTGGGGATTCTGGCAGTGGTGCCCTTTTTGGATTTGACGCCAACGGTACATTTAATAGTCAGGGAGAAGTAAGAGCCGGGTCAAACGTTGTTGCCTCACAAGCCCTTTATGAATCTGGCGGGCTGGTAAGGGTCTACTCTTCAAATAACCCGCCGCCAAAAGTTGCGTACACCCCGGCGGAGAGCGATTACCGTTATAACCTTAAAAATTCGGCAGCCTTAGGCGGATTCGGGTGGGAGAAAGACAATTCAACAGGTGTGATAAAGCAATGGGGCATCGCAACGCGTGCGGCGAATTCGACGCGTATCACCTTCCCAACTGCTTTCCCCAATGGCTGCACCAATGTGCAGTTAACGTTAGTCTGGGCTGGGGGATTCCACGACCAGAATATCTACGTTCAGGATGCTGATGCATGGGGGTTTACCTTTGTTGCAGGCAGTGGCGAGCCCAATGCCTACTATGAGGCGCGAGGTTATTAAAATGGGATATGTTTATCGCCCCAAAACGGGGGCATTTTACAGCGATCTACTGGAAGCTGATTACCGCGCCGCCGGAACGTGGCCGGGATTTTTTGTGCGCGTAACTGATGAAGATTACCGCAATCTTATGGATGGGCTTGCACAGGGGAAAATCATTGTCCCGAATAAGCAGTGCTATCCGGTATTGCAGGAGCCACCGGCTCCAACACGTGACGAACTTATCGCGGAGGCGGAGGAAAAACGCAGGGATTTGATTGAGTCGGCGCTGCAGTCGGTTTCCGTTATCCAGCTCAAGCAAATGAACGGGCGCAGTTTAACCGACAAAGAAGTCGCCAGACTGAATGACGTGCTCGATTATATTGACGCGGTTGAGGCGACCGATACCCAAACCGCCCCGGATATTCACTGGCCTGAATTAGCCGCGTGACCAGAGCCCTCCACCCGGAGGGCTTTTGTTTGTTGTTTTATCCCTCCGCCAACGCCATTGTATCGCGCCTGCAGAATACACAACAGAAAATAGTCGCACCCCTTAACCACGGAGTTAAACAGATGGGCGACTATCATCACGGCGTCGAGGTCATCGAGATTAATGATGGCACGCGCACCATTTCCACCGTCTCGACGGCCATCATCGGCATGGTCTGCACGGCCAGCGATGCTGACGAAAAGACGTTTCCCCTTAACGAGCCGGTGCTGATTACCAGCGTGCAAACGGCTATCGGTAAAGCCGGTATAAAAGGCACGCTGTCAAAATCCCTGCTGGCCATCGCCGACCAGTGCAAGCCGGTCATTGTGGTGGTGCGCGTTCCCGAAGGCACCGACGACCCGTCAGACCCGGAAGCGGCGCAGAAAGAAACCATTTCGAACATCATCGGCACGACCGACGAAAACGGCAAATACACCGGGCTGAAAGCGCTGTTAACGGCGAAAACCGTCACCGGCGTTAAGCCGCGCATTCTCGGCGTGCCGGGGCTGGATACGCAGGAAGTGGCGACCGCCCTTGCGTCAACCTGCCAGAGCCTGCGCGCGTTCGGCTATGTGAGCGCGTGGGGCTGTAAGACCATTTCCGACGCCATCAAATACCGTGAGAACTTCAGCCAGCGCGAGCTCATGGTGATTCACCCTGATTTTCTGGCATGGGACACCACGGCGAACGAAACCGATATTGCATGGGCGACCGCCCGCGCGCTCGGCCTGCGCGCCAGAATCGACCAGGAAACCGGCTGGCACAAAACGCTGTCTAATGTGGGCGTAAATGGCGTCACCGGCGTCAGTGCCTCGGTGTCATGGGATTTGCAGGAGCGGGCCACCGACGCGAACCTGTTAAATCAGGCCGGTGTCACCACGCTGATTCGAAACGACGGCTTTAAATTTTGGGGTAACCGCACCTGCTCGGACGATCCGTTATTCGTGTTTGAAAACTACACCCGCACGGCGCAGGTGCTGGCCGACACAATGGCTGAGGCGCACGCGTGGGCGATGGATAAGCCCGTTTCCGCAACGCTTATCCGCGACATCGTCGCCGGCATCAATGCCAAATTCCGCGAGCTGAAAAATAACGGCTATATCGTTGACGGCTCCTGCTGGTACGACCCGGAGTCAAACAGCGTGGAAACCCTCAAAGCCGGGAAGCTGTATATCGATTACGACTACACCCCCGTCCCGCCGCTGGAAAACCTGACCCTGCGCCAGCGCATCACCGATACCTATCTGGCAGACCTGTCAGACTCGGTCAACAGCTAAGGAGCTCAGAGCATGGCGTTACCACGCAAACTGAAATACCTGAATATGTTTAACGACGGTCTCAGCTACATGGGCGTCGTTGAATCCGTCACCCTGCCAAAGCTGACCCGCAAGCTTGAGAAGTATCGCGGCGGCGGGATGCCGGGCTCGGTCTCTGTCGACCTCGGCCTCGACGACGACGCGCTGTCGCTTGAGTGGACGCTGGGCGGCCTGCCTGACGTCGCGCTGTGGGCGCAATATGCGTCACCGGGTGCCGACAGCGTGCCGCTGCGCTTCACCGGCTCATTCCAGCGCGATGACACCGGCGCAATTTCCGCCGTTGAGGTGGTCATGCGTGGCCGTCACAAGGAGTACGACGGCGGCGAAAACAAACAGGGCGAAAGCGGCACGACCAAAATCGCGACCGAGTGCTCTTACTACCAGCTCACGATCGACGGCAAAGAGGTCATTGAGATTGACGTCGTCAACATGGTGATGAAAGTCGACGGCGTCGACCGTCTCGCTGAGCACCGCCGGGCGATTGGCCTGTAACCAGTTAACCGGTCAGCCAGGCTGGCCGGTAACTTACTCACATTCAAAGAGAGCAACATCATGGAAAACATCAACGAAACCGCCACCACCGAAACCGAAAACCCGAGCATTGTGATCCTCGATAATCCCATCATGCGCGGTGAGCAAAAAATCGAACAGGTGACCGTGTCCAAACCCAACGCCGGGACTCTGCGCGGTGTGAGTCTGGCCTCGCTGGTTAACTCTGACGTCGATGCGCTGATTAAGGTGTTGCCGCGCATGACGTACCCGGCGCTGACCGAGCCCGAGGTCATGCGTCTGGAAGCGTCAGACCTGATTTTGTTCGCCGGTAAGGTGGTCGGTTTTTTGTCGCCATCTTCGGCTCGCTGACCTTCCCCGATAACCTTTCGGTCGATGACCTGATGGCGGATATCGCGGTGATATTTCACTGGCCGCCATCAGAGCTAAATTCCCTGAGCGTGACCGAGCTCATCACATGGCGCGAAAAGGCGCTGCAGCGAAGCGGACACCACCATGAGCAATAACGTCAGGATTGAGGTACTGCTGAACGCAGTAGACCGGGCAAGCCGACCGCTCAAAGCTATCCAGACTGCCAGCAAGACCCTTGCTGGCGATATCCGCACTTCTCAAAACAGCTTGCGCGATCTGAATGCGCAGGCTGGCCGAATTGACGGATTCAGGAAAGCGAGCGCACAGCTTGCCGTGACAGGCCAGTCGCTTAACAAGGCGAAACAGGAAGCCGCCGCGCTGGCCGTCCAGTTTAAAAACACGCAGAACCCTACAACCGCGCAGGCGCGCGCGATGGAGGAGGCAAAGAAATCCGCCGCTGACCTGCAGCTCAAATACAACAGTCTCAGGCAGTCGGTACAGCGCCAGCGCACCGAGCTCGCGCAGGCCGGGATTAACACCCGTACTCTCTCGGCGGATGAGCGCCGCCTGAAAACCAGCGTCAGTGAGACGACCGCTCAGCTTAACCGGCAGCGCGAGGCGCTAGCGCGGGTCAGTCAACAGCAGGCGCGGCTGAGTCGCGTTAAAGAGCGTTATCAGGCCGGTAAGTCCCTTGCCGGAGGCGCTGCAGCAGCAGGCGCGGCGGGCGTCGGTATCGCCACGGCGGGAACGATCGCCGGAGTAAAATTACTCACACCCGGTTATGACTTTGCACAGAAAAACTCTGAACTGCAGGCCGTGCTCGGAGTCGATAAACAGTCACCCGAAATGGAGGCGCTGCGCAAACAGGCGCGCCAACTCGGGGACAATACCGCTGCGTCTGCAGATGATGCGGCGAGCGCACAGATTATCATTGCGAAAAGCGGCGGGGATGCCGCAGCGATTCAGGCGGCGACGCCGGTCACGCTGAATATGGCGCTGTCTAACCGGCGCTCGATGGAAGAAAACGCCGCGCTGCTGACGGGGATGAAATCCGCGTTTCAGATGTCTAACGACCAGATCGCGCACATTGGCGACGTGCTGTCGATGACGATGAACAAAACGGCCGCTGACTTTGACGGACTGAGCGATGCGCTGACGTATGCTGCGCCAGTGGCAAAAAATGCCGGGGTCAGTATCGAGCAGACCGCCGCAATGGTCGGCGCACTCCATGACGCCAAAATCACCGGCTCGATGGCGGGGACGGGCAGCCGTGCCGTCCTGAGTCGCCTGCAGGCTCCGACCGGTAAGGCATACGAGGCCATTAAAGAGCTCGGCGTTAAAACGTCTGACAGCAAGGGCAACACGCGCCCGATATTCGCCATTCTGAAAGAAATGCAGCGCAGTTTTGAGAAAAACAATCTCGGAACAAGCCAGAAGGGCGAGTACATGAAAACCATCTTTGGTGAGGAAGCCAGCTCGGCGGCGGCGGTACTGATGACCGCGGCCTCAAACGGCAAACTCGACCAGCTCATGGCGGCGTTTAAAGCCTCGGACGGGAAAACCGCTGAGCTGGTCAAAATCATGCAGGACAACCTCGGCGGCGACTTTAAAGAATTCCAGTCAGCCTATGAGGCCGTCGGTACTGACCTGTTTGACCAGCAGGAAGGCTCACTGCGTGAGCTCACTAAAACCGCCACGAAATATGTTTTAAAGCTCGACGGCTGGATCACCAATAACAAAACACTTGCGTCAACCATCGGGTTAATTGCAGGTGGTGGGCTGGCGCTGATTGGCGTGCTGGGCGGGATTGGCCTGATAGCGTGGCCGGTGGTAACGGGTTTCAACGTGATTATGGCCGCTGCCGGTGTTCTCGGTGCAAATCTGGCCGCAATGGGGGCAGCCATTGTCTCTGTGCTCGGGGCGCTTACCTGGCCGATTGTGGCTATTGGCGTTGCCATCATCGCCGGTGCGCTGCTCATCCGCAAATACTGGGAGCCAATAAGCGCATTTTTCTCAGGCGTAATGGAGGGGATAAAGCAGGCTTTTGCCCCTGTAGTGGAGTTATTCGAACCGTTAAAGCCGGTTTTTGACTGGCTGGGTGACAAACTTAAAGCGGCGTGGCAGTGGTTTAAAGACCTGATTGCACCGGTTAAGTCGACGCAGGAGACGCTCGACAGCTGCAAAAATGCGGGTGTGATGTTCGGTAAGATGCTGGCCGAAGCGCTGATGTTACCGCTCAAAAGCTTTAATACATTGCGTACCGGCGTTAACTGGCTGCTGGAAAAGCTCGGGGTTATCAATAAAGAATCGAGCGACCTTGACCAGAAGGCCGCTAAAGCCAGTGCCGCCACCGGCTCGCAAAATGGGTCTTATATTCCGGCAACCTCAGCATATGGCGGTTATCAGGCATATCAGCCGCTAACGGCACCCACTGGTAAGACTTACGTCGACCAGAGCAAGCCTGAATACAACATCAACCTGAATGGTGGCATCGCGCCGGGCAGCGACCTTGACCGGCAGCTCCGCGAGGCCGTCGATAAACTCGACCGTGAAAACCGTGCGCGTCAGCGCTCAAGTATGCGTCATGACTGAGGGGGATAAAGCATGTTAATGGTTTTGGGTTTGTTTGTGTTTGAGCGCCGCACGCTGCCCTATCAGTCCATGCAGTATTCGAAGGATTACCGCTGGGCGTCAAACGACCGTATCGGCAAGCCACCTGCTTACCAGTATCTCGGGGAAGGTGAAACCACGCGCACGCTGTCGGGTGTGCTCTATCCCGAAATTACCGGCGGACGTCTGTCACTGACCGCCATCGAGCTGATGGCAGACGAGGGGCGAGCGTGGCCGCTGATTGACGGAACGGGCATGATCCACGGCATGTATGTCATCGACAAAGTGACGCACACGCACACCGAGCTATTCAGCGACGGAGCGGCGAGAAAAATCGAGTTTAGCCTTTCCCTTAAGCGGGTCGATAAATCGCTGGCGGCCATTTATGGCGACCTGAAAACGCAGGCCGACAATCTGGTCACGTCTACCGGTGACTGGCTGGGAGGGCTGGCAGGATGATTACAGGAATGGATATTCAGGCCGGGGCGAAGATTGCCCCGGCGTTTATGCTCAAGCTCGATAACGACGATATCACCCAGGATTTTAGTGACCGCCTTATCAGCCTGACCATGACCGACAATCGCGGATTCGAGGCCGACCAGCTCGATATCGAGCTCGATGACACTGACGGCCAGATAGCTTTGCCACCGCGTGGCGCAACGTTGACGCTGTGGTTAGGCTGGCAGGGATCCGCGCTGATAAAAAAAGGTACGTTCACGGTTGACGAAATCGAGCACAGGGGCGCACCTGATACGCTTACCATCCGGGGGCGAAGCGCCGATTTTCGCGGGTCGCTGAACTCGCGCCGGGAACAGTCATGGCATGACACCACGCTCGGGCAAATTGTCGAGACGATTGCGGCACGCAATAAGCTGACGGCCAGCGTGGTCGACACGCTGAAAGCCGTCGCCGTGCCTCACATTGACCAGTCGCAGGAATCGGACGCGGTGTTTCTTTCCCGCCTGGCTGACCGGAACGGTGCGGCGGTTTCGGTAAAAGCGGGAAAACTGTTATTCCTGAAAGCGGGGAGCGGTAAGACGGCCAGCGGAAAGCCCATTCCGCAGATGACGCTTGAGCGCGGCGACGGCGATCGTCATCAGTTTGCGATTGCTGACCGGGAAGCCTATACCGGCGTGACGGCAAAGTGGCTGCACACCAAAGACCCGAAGCCGCAAAAGCAAAAGGTGACGCTCAAGAGAAAGCCCAAAGAGAAACACCTCCGCGCGCTGCAGCACCCGAAAGCGACCAAAGCCCCGGCAAGGGCCAAAGCCAAAAAAGAGCAGGAAGCGCGCGAGGGTGAGTATATGGCCGGTGAGGCTGACAACGTGCTGGAGCTGACGACCATTTACGCGACAAAGGCGCAGGCCATGCGCGCCGCTCAGGCGAAGTGGGACAAGCTGCAGCGCGGCGTCGCGGAGTTTTCAATCTCGCTGGCGATTGGCCGGGCAGATTTATTTCCTGAAACGCCGATAGCGGTCAAAGGCTTTAAGCGCGTTATAGACGAGCAGTCTTGGATAATCAGCCGGGTGGTGCATAACCTCAACGGGAGCGGCTACACGACGGGCTTAGAGCTTGAGGTTAAGGTTTCGGATGTGGAGTACGAAAGCGAAGAAGTAACGCAGTGATTTGTTTTTAAGTATTTGTTATATATGGGTAAAGTGAGTAAAATTAATGCATCGGAAATTAATTGAGGTGCTCGCCATGTTTCACTGTCCAAAATGTCATTTTGCCGCTCACGCCCGCACAAGTCGCTATTTTACCGACACGACCAAAGAGCGCTATCACCAGTGCACAAACATCAACTGCAGCGCGACGTTTGTGACCACCGAAACGGTCGAGCGCTTTATTGTATCGCCGGGAGTAGTAGTACCAGCGGCACCGCACCCGACATCATCCGGCCAGCAACAAATCCATTGGCAGTGACTAAAAGAAAGCCCCGCAATGCGGGGCTTTTGTGTGTTTTAAATTACATAAATATCGGTAAAGGGCCAGAAGCGCAAATTGACTTAATGTAATTAACTGTATGCAGACTATGATTTTTCAGAATATTTCACTATTCGTTCAGTTATTCAAATTATTTTGCATTAAGTCTCATTCTGGTTTGACTTTGGGTGGCGCAAAAGTCCGAACGTTAATGCTTATATGAATTCATCATCAACTGCTGTAAGCATATCATTTTACGTAACTCAGGGTAGGGACGTTTGAGGCTAATTGAGTAAATCAATAGAAAGTGGGTTTTTTTCATGCTATGTTTTTAGTGTTTAGATCTCACGCTATAGTTTTAAACTAAGAGGGAATATGTTAACTGTATTTAATTGCGGACAAGGTGATGCAATAATGCTTGAAAGTGACTCTTGTGTGTTTAATTCACAAAAGCCACTCTACATTGATTTGGGGCCGTCAAGTTTTACATGCAATATTAATTCACCGGTGATAGATCTTCTTATAACACATTCTCACGATGACCATATATGTGGGAAATTTAATGGCAGCAACTTCATTGTAGACACCCTTTATATACCCGCTTACTTTCCCGAAATATACAAAATATTAAATAAATTATTGAGGGGGCAGTTCATTAAAATACCAACAGCATTCCAGCGTGTTGAATTATTGTGTGAAGGATCAACATTTGGAGGTTGTGGACATATGGAAGTATTGAACCCTCCCTTGGATCCAAATAAAATCTTCAGCAAAAAAGATACATCAGAAGTTTCACTTCAAGAGATTGAATTGTTTTTACAAGATAATGGAACAAGTGTAAATGACATTCTAAATCAGGATACTCCATTTAACAATATAACATATCCTGAAGGATATTCAGGGAGAACCTTTGTAATAATAGCGATTAATATAATAAAAAAATTAACGCGCAATGGTAATGTTACTATAGAGAAAGCAATTAAGAGATTTCTTGAGTTCGATGCGAATAAAATTAGTGTGGTATTCAAATATCATGAGGAAAACGTAGGTTTAGTATATTTAATGACTGGTGATGCGGATCGCTCTGTTTTTAATCGCTTAATTAATAGTAAGTATTGTTTAAAAGCAGATGTTCTAAAAGTCCCTCATCATGGGAGTATAAAAAACTTAAGTAAAACAATCTTATCAAAAATTTCACCGAGCGTGGCTATTATCTCGCATAACAATGGCAAGTTTGGCAGGGCAAGAGATACTCATCCAAACACTGAAGTAATTGACATGTTAAATAAATCAGGTTCGGCGGTATACTACACTAACGATGTGATTAAAAATGGGGTTTTAACTGAGAGTGCTCACTCTGGACCAATAGCAAATGCTGCTGCAGTTATTATATAA